TAATCGATCACGCCGTACTGCTCGGCCTTCAGCACCTTCGTCGCTTCGATGCCGTACGCGCGGGCCTTCACCTCGCGGTGCACCGCGAACATCGTCGTCTGCCGCATCTCGCTCGTGTCGGCGATGTTCTTCTCGGCGATTCCGAACTGACGATCGCCGACCTCGTAGCCGATGAACGATCTACCGAGCGCCTTCGCTGCGCAGCCGGTCGTGCCGCGGCCCATGAACGGGTCGAGGATGATCGTGCCCGGCAGCGTGAAGTCGAGCACCAACTGCCTCATGAGCGCGTGAGGCTTCTGTCCCTCGACCTGCCAGTTGTCGGGCGGGTAGCTGTAGTTGCCGACACGCCCTCCGCCGTTCCACTTCGAATCACCTTCGCCAGCCCAGCACAGGACGAAGTTCTCGAATCCCTTCGCTGGTCCGTTGCCCTGGATCTTCGGGGCCGCGCGCGTCTTGAACCAGAGGTGCGAGCCGCGGTAGCGCGCACCAGCGGCGAGGAGCGCACGCTTCCACTCGCCCACGTCTTCGGTCGCACAGAAGACAAGAATCCATCCGCGCGAGAGGCGCACGAACTGCTTCGCGCACCACTCGATCTGTCCCTCCGCGAGAGCCGCGAAGCCGAGGCCGAACTGCTTCGGCCCCTCTCCGTCGATTCCCTTCAACTCGCGCGTGAGCTTGGTGCTGCTCACGCGCATCATCGCACCACTGCCGTGCGTGTCGGCGTCGTATGGCGGATCCGTCATGATGTGATCCACCGACTTGTCCGGCAGCGTGGCGAGACCACGAACGGCATCGTCGTTCCGGCAGTGGCGCAGGTCGATCATCCCTCGTCTCCTTCCTTCGGCTCGACGGGCCCGAAGAGCGCGTCCTGCTGCCACGAGAGCGGCGTGCCCTTCGCAGGCGGCAGCTTCATGTCCGTGAAGCGCGCGCCGCTCGCCTCGACGATCTCGATGTCGAAGCCGGGCTCGTCGGGGCGCGAGACGAACGCGACGAGACCGGGCTCTCGCGCCTGCACCTGCGCCATCGTCTGCCCGTCCACGCGCACGATGATCTCGACACGCTTGGCCTTGTCGAGCTTGTCGTCGCGAACGGTGTATCCACGTCGAACGAACATGTTGGGCTTCCAGTCACTCATACCCGATTCCTCCTATCTCGCTCATCCCGAACGATCGAGACAAGCTGCGAAACGATCACCTCTCCGAGCAGCGAATAGAGAATCTCATCCATCTGCTCGGGTGTCACGATGCGGGTCACGCGCGGCGGGCTGGCACGTCGAACCGCGATGGGCGCGTCGAGGATGGCCTGCTCGATCACGCGCAGTTGCGCCTCGGTCTCAGGCGTCACGCCGGAGCTTCGGAGGCGCGAGAGCACGCGTCGTACGCGACCGAAGCTCACTCGGGTCCCATCTCGGAGCGCGTGCGGAGAACGCGAGCAGCGTAATCGCTCTCTCCGCACCCGCCGCCGTTGTAGGCCGTGAGACCAGACTCGACCGATCCGCACCGCGAGATGCACGCCGCAAGGTGCTGCGCGGCATAATCGACGATGGGTTGCTGGCACGCGCCGATCTCGCGCTCGCATCGCTCACGGAACGCACGAGCGCGAGCGTCGCGCCTCTCGCGATCCTGCGTGCTCGTCGGGCACGGGCCCACGAAGATGCGGACCTCGGGAGGGATGTCCGAGCGACACGGGTTGATCTGCATGATGCCGCCCTCCGCGCGAGTCGCGCCCGTCGCGAACGGATTCAGGCTCGACTCACGGAATGCCATCGCGCCCAGCAGCAGAGGATCGACGCCGTGTCGCGCGCCGGCCTCGACGATGTAGGTGGCGAACGCGTGGAGCCGGGCATCGCATCCTCCGCGAGCACGAGCACACGCGGGGTTCGGTCGCTCGTGCCCAGGGCGGCCGACCGAGATGAGATCGAGCAGCGTGTGCTCGACGCGCTCGATCGAAGGGCTGTCCTGCGCGATGGCGGTCGCGGGCAGGAGCACGAGCAGCAGAGTGAGAATCTTGGTGCGCATGGTTCATCCGTCCAGCGGGTCGAAGAAGGAGCCCTTGGCCTCTTCTCGTTCGCGCCGCCTGAAGATGGCGGCGATCTTGTCTCCCCCGAGCGGGAAGGCGTTCACGATCACGTGGGAGTCGCTGTGCTCGTTCGCGTCGGCGATGAGCTTCAGGAATCCCGCGCGGTCGTTCGTGTAGATGGTGCCGACGATCGGCAACTTGCTGCTCATGTGCGTTCCTTCTGTTCGGGTTCTTCTTCGGGCAGTGCGTCGAGCACGTCCTCGTCATCGCCGGGATTCTGCTCTCGCAAGCGCATCATCGTCACGGCGAGCGCTCGGTAGTCGGCCGGACTGAGGGCGCGGCGCTGCGTCACGGGGTCGAGCAGCGTGCTCCGCTGCTTCTCCTCGCTCGACTCGTTCACGGTCGCGACGCGTCTCGACACGTCACCCGTGCGAGTCGCGATGCGATCGAGGAAGCCTCCGAGCGCCGACATCGCGCCCTCGTACGAGCGGAAGGGAATCGCGAACTTGGGCTTGCGGTTCTCGTCCAGCACCACGTTGCCATCCTCGTCGGTGACCGGCATGAGGCGTTCGAGCAGAGGATCGGCGATGGAGAACATCTTCTCCAGGAATCGCGCGTTGTGCGCGGCGAGCCTCTTCTGCGCTTCGGCGTGAAGCCTCGCGCGGGCCTCTTCCCAGAACTGCCCGCGAGCGTCGAGCCAGCCGTCACGCTCGGCCCACTTGTCCCACGTCTTGTAAGGGATTCCGTGGTGCTTGCCGTAGCGCTCCCAGTGCCAGATCACGGGGTTCGCATCGGCGTCCATGATGAAGCGAAGACGCGCCTCTTCGCGAAGAGGCATGTGCTCGGGAAGAGCAATCGCCTTCTTCGCGATCTCAGAACTGCGCACCACCGTGGTAGTCGTTCCAGATCCAGACGCAGTTGGAATCACCAGAGGCTTCTTCGGTGCGGGCTTCTTCAGCTTCTTCACTGCCACGATTCTTCTCCCTGAGAGCGCGCATGCGTTGCGCGAAGTCGGCGCTGTTGAGAGCGCGCGTGTCCCTCCCCGGCTCCACCATTTCGGTCGTGAGGTATTCGAGATCGGGATTCGTCCTGAGCCAGTCGTTCCAGATCGCAGTCGCGTGCTTGTAGACCTCAGCGTGATCCACGGACACGTCGAGCGTGGCCGGGATGCTGACGCGGAGCGTGATCTTGGCCTCTTCGTAGAAGAGCTTCACGCGCACGCGATCGGGTCGCGTGCGCGTGTGCTGCGCGACGCTCTTCTTGAGCCACGCGACGGCTTCGGTGAACCGCTTCTTGGTGTCAGGGGGCAGTGCGGACGACAGCACGGATCACCTCGCTCTGTTCGAGTGCCACGAGAGCAGTCGCGAGGGCATCCCACGCGTGCTCCCGATGCGTCGCGGAAGTCGTCTGCTCGAACGCCGCGATCACGTGTTCGCTCCCACGAGCGAGGCGCTTGCGCGCGGCCTGCTCGACAGATTCCTTCGACGCGTCCCGCTTCCCGCACAGGGCCTTCTTCACGTCCTGAGAACCGAGCGCCGCGAGGGGCAGCGATGCACGCTCGCACGCGAGCGCGAGCACGCCCCACGTCATCGCGGTCTTCGCCGCAGACGAAGCGTCTCGAACCCACGCGAAAGATTCCGCGGCGATGGCGGCCGGGTTGTACTGGACGAGCACGTGGTCGAGCGCGCGGCCGATGGCGCGCGTGCGGATGAAGTTCTCGTCAGCGAGATGGATCGTCCGCTTCTTCTTCGGCTCGCCCGACGTTTGCGTCGTCGAGAGGTGCAGCAGCATCGGCGCGCGGCCCGGAGTCACCTCCAGGATCGCCATGCCGAAGTTCGCCATCCCCGGATCCACCCCCAGCAACTTCGGGGGCGTCCAGCCGCCCTCCCTCTCTCGCACGCTCCGCATCTTCGGCCTCCTTGATCCGCCGCTCGATGTCTCGTTCCTCGCTCACAGAGAGCGCGCGCAGCCGGAGGAACCGGATGCCTTCGCTCACGATGAGTGCTTCCTTACCCGATTCCGACAGGTGCCGCCCGAGCGCACCGATCGACTCGCCGTCCATCGTGCGTGGCACCTCGACCACGAGCAGCTTGTCGAGAGCGCCGAGCACGAATGCGCGCTCGCCGTTGGGCCCGTAGGGGAAGTGCTCGATGCGCGCGGGATCGAAGCACGACACGACCTCGAACCACTGCTCGCCCGGCATGAGACGGGGCTTGTACTTGTGCTTCACGAGGTGCGCTCCTTCAGCGTGTCGATCAGACGAGAGATCGACTGCGAATCGAGGGTAACGAGCCACCCGTCTACGGACTTCCCGAGGCGCTCCTCGGGAGCGCCAAGCTCCAAGTGCTCGTTCTCCACTCGTCGGATTCCGAGCCCCGCTCGCTCCAGCAGCGCCACCGCGAAACGCACCTGACTCTGTGTGGCCTTCATCCCTCGACTCCCCCCTCGGTGAGCACGAGCACACCGGAATCACGACTGCACAGGATGGAACGATCGAACGCGCCGCGCACGCTCTCGTCGTGGTCGATCACGAGCACCGTCTCGCGGTCGAGCGAGCGCAGGAGCCGGCACACGATGGGCTTCTCTTCGGCCCCGAGGTGCGTCGTCAGTTCGTCGATCACGAGCAGCCCCACGCGCACGCCGCAGCGCGAGAAGATCATCTCCGAGAGAGCGAAGGGCGAGAACGCCATCTCGACGCAGCGCTTCTCGCCACCCGAGAGTTGCAGGTAGGTGCGCTCGCGCGTCTGCCCGTTCTCGTGCTTGAAGAATCGCACCATGAGGTCGTCGCCCTCGATCGAAAGCTGCGACGTGATGGAGCCTTCAGTGAGCGCAGCGATGAAGCGATTCGCGTGCTCCTCCAGATCGAAGAGCGCGAGCCGAAGCACGAGCACGGGAATCCCGTTCTGACCGAATCCCGTCTCCCAGAACTCCAGCGTCGCGCGCGTGAGCATGAGGCTGCGAAGCTCCGCGTCGTCGCGCTCGATCGCAGCGCGGAGCGCGGACACGCGAGCCTCCTGCTCGGCCTGCTTCGCCTTCCACGGATTCAGTTCGCTCTCGTGATGCTGCCAGAGCGCGCGGGCGCTCTTCAGGCGATGCTCGGCCGCGGCTCGGTTGTCGCGAAGACGCGCGAAGGTGACCTGCGCGGAAGCGCACGAGTCGATGTGCTTGCGCACCTTCGCGATGTCCTCCTCGATCGCAGCGCGGCGAGCAGCGACGCCTTCCTCAGCCTCGACCTGCTCGGTGAGAAGCTGCGAGAGGCGCGCCTCGATCTCCTGGATCGACACGTCGTACTGCCGCAGCTTCACCTCCGCCTCGATGATCTGCGTCTCCAGTCCCGAGGCGTCGAGCGGACGCTTGCACGCGGGACACGCGCCGAGGCCGGATGCGCGCTCGGACTTCAGGTGTGCGATCTGCGTCTCGACGCGAGCGCGGTCGCGCTGGTTGATTCCGAGTTCGGTGCGGAGCCCTCCGAGCCTCTCACGAGATGCAGCGCTCGGACCTGCGAACGCCTCGCCGTAGCTCTTCATGAGCTTGGCGAGTTGCTCGTCGTACTGCGCGCGGGCCTCGACCCACTGCGCCTCTGCGCCGAGCGATTCCTCGCACTGCGCGATGGCCTGCTTCGCCGCGTCGCCCTCGTCGCGGGCAGCCTGCTTCGCAGCCTCGCGGCGTGCCTCGAAATCCGCGATCTGCTTCGCGTAGTCGAACGCCTGCACCTCGGAGAGCGCGCGCGTGTTGCTCGAAATCTCCAGACGCAGGCGCTCGCACTGGAAGACGACGGTCTTCAGTTGTGAGCGAACGAGCTTCTGCGCATCGACGCACGCGCCGAGCGAGAACGCGGTCGAGAGCATCTCCTTCCTGCGCTTGTCCGCGTCCGTGATGAAGTTCGCGACGGCCCCTTGCCCGAGGTAGACGCACGAGCGCCAGAGGTCGTAGGGCAGCCCCACGAGATGCTGAACGATCGCCTGTTGATCGGAGATGCCCGCGGGCGGAACGCCGTCGTAGTCGATCTCGATCACCGCGGTCTTGCCGCGACGCTTGGTGCGCGAAATCTTCGCGGCCTTGCCGTCGATCTCCAGAGCGACCGAGACGCAGCACTGCTCGGCTTCGTCGTTGATCACGTCATCGGCGCGCAGAGACGCGCCTGCCGCGCCTGCCTTGCGCGGAGTCGTCACGCCGTAGATGCACCACGTGATCGCATCCACGAGCGAGGTCTTGCCCGCTCCCATGCGACCGCGCAGCAGCGTCGTGCCTCGGTTCTCCAGTCCGAGATTCACCGCGCCACGGACGCGCATGAAGTCCATCACGAACGCGCCGAGCACCCGCACGCGAGCGCCGGCCGGTGCGATGAGACGCGCGTCGGGGACCTGGGCGAGCAGGTCACGGCCTGCACGAAGGAGATCCTCCTTCGACACGAGCGCGAGGTCCGCGCCGTGGTCCTGTGCAGCTTCGGATTCCTGCTCGACGTACTTCTCCAGCGCGTCAGCGAGCGTGAGCGCGAACTGCGGAGGGCCTGCCTTGTCGGGCGCGGCGACCGGCACCGTGCGCACGTCCTTCGTGGGCAGCCTCTCGATGATGCCTTGGACGAGCCCTCCAGAGAGCATCTCGCGTGGTCCTCGGAACTCCACGATGTCGCTCTCGCGAATCGGCGGCAGTGGATTCCTGCCGTCGAAGGGAGGCTCGATCACGTAGTGCTTGGGGTAGTGGTCGAGGTCGAGGAAGGCCGGGTCGATGGTGTCGCTCGTCAGGAGCGCGAGCCCGTGCGGCTCTCCTCGCTCGCCGAAATCCATCTCGAACGGCGACCCGATGTACCACGAGCGCGTGCCGAGCTTCTGTCGCGCGTGGTAGTGGCCCATGTAGAGCGCGCGGAATCGCTCCGCGCTGTGCAGCGCGAGCTTGCCCGCTGCGGGCTTGCCGTTGTTCGCAGTCGCGCCCTGAAGCTCCGCGTGAGCGAAGACGGTGTAGCCGTCGGGCACGCGCTGGAAGATGGCCTCCTGCTCGCCCTCGGCCTCGCGCCACGGCACGAACGCGAGCTTGCGCGCTTCGTCGAGCATGAGGTCGGTCGCGACCTTCACGCGCGGGAGCGGACCGAAGATGCGCACACCGTGCACGCTGCCGTCGATGGTGACCTGATCGTGATTACCGGGGATGAACCACGCGGGAGCCTTCCACGACTCGATCACGCTCAACACGGCATCGACGTGCCGTACGTGGAGCACGTTGCGGAGATCCCAGAAGTCTCCGAGGCACACGATCTCCGCGCCGTGCTCGTCGGCGACCTCGCCGACACGCGTGAGGAGATCGATCGCTCGGTCGAGCGTCTTCGCGCTGACGTGGAGATCGCCGAACGCGACGAAGCGGAACGGCGCGGCTGCTTCGATCGGTGCCGGCGCTGCGACGAGCGCGCGGGGCTTGCGGGTCCTGCTCACGTTGCCTCCGAGAGATACTGCGCGGCCATCTGCTCGTAGAGGGCAGGATTCTCTCGGAGATGCTCTCCGAAGCCGCGGAATCCAGATTGGAACGCCTTGTACTCTCCGTCGGGCAGCATGAGGTAGCTCCACGAGCCGCGCTGCGCGATCCACTTGTGCTCGCCGCCGACGCCGTGGGTCTTGCCCCACTCGAACAGCGTGTAGCTGTTGTCGAAGCCTGCGCCGTACACGAGGCCGGTGTGTGCTGGCGGACGCGGCCTTTGGATTCGCGTCTTCTTCAACTTCGCTTCGACGATGTGGCCGACGATCGAATCGCCAGCGGTGAGGTTGCCGATGCGCGTGAGCCAGAGACGCAGCGAGGAGAAATAGCGGATGCCGCTGCCGCCGTAGGTCTTCAGCGAGGGGCCGTGCGCGAGAGCCTGAGGAGCCTCGTAGAAGTGATTCGAGAACACGAGCGCCGTGCGGAGGATCGGGAGGCGAGCGGTCATGCGACGCAGGTTCATCTTGATCGTGCGCGCGGCGGCCATGACGTGCTTGGAATCGGACGAGCCATCGCGCTCCGCGCGCGTGGGGCAGCCCGCGACCGAATCCCACACGATGAGCATGGGCGGGGGCTGCATGCCCTTCTTCATCTGCGCAGCGATCTTCGCTTGCACGTCGAGCAGTCGATCGATCGCGTTGAACGCACCCTCGATCGTGATGTCGTCTCCGAGATCGGGAGAGAGCACCTGTGAAGGGTCCACGCCGAGCGTGCTCGTGTAGCTCGTGTCGCGTGCCTTCTCGGTGTCCACGAGACCGCAGATTCCACCGATGCGCTGGCACTGCGCGAGCGACTGGTCGAGCAGCGTGCTCTTCCCGACAGCCTCCCATGCGGCGACCTCGGAGATGCGACCGACCGGCCAGCCTCCACCGATCAAGCGGTCGATGGCGATCGAGCCGGTCGGAATGAAGTCGGTGACGGTCGCGTCGATTCCAGGGTCAGCGAGCGTGAGGAAGTCGCTCTCGTCCACGTCGTTGAGCAGCTTCAGGTAATCGCTCGTATCGACCGACGACTTCTTTCGGTCGGTCTCCTTCTTCGGAGGCTTCGGTGCCTTCTCGTCCTCGACCTTGCGCGGCTTGCGTTGCTTCACGATTCCTCCAGCGGGCTCCTCGGCCCTGTGCTGCGCTCGCCCACTGGCATCGGCCGAGGCGTCTCCGGTGAACGAGCGCAGCACACGAACGAGGAGAAGTGCCGGTCTCTCCCGGCTGTCACGTCTCTCGCGCTACGGACTCGACGTTGCCCGCTTACCCCAGCGCAATCAGGGGGTCGCTTTCCAGCCGTGGGACCGCGGGATCGAGGGGCTTTCACACCCCGAGGGCTGGACCGTGAAGCTCTCTCAGAAGGGGACGCCGGGGATGCGGCCGGAGGCGAGCATTGCCTCCAACTGCTCGGGCGTCATGACCGCACCGCCCGCGGGCGCTGCGAGGTTCGGTGCGAGACCGGGCGGCATGCCCGGAGGCGGCGGGGGAGCGCCGTGGCCCGGAGGCGGGGGAGGAGCGCCCTGGGGCGCGGGCGGGGCTGCCGGAGGCGGCGGGGGCGCGCCGTACCCCGGAGGCGGGGGAGGAGCGCCCTGGGGCAGCCCAGGAGCGACGGCGGGCGGCAGACCGTAGCCAGCGGGCAGCGCTGCCTGCTGCGGGGGCGGGGGCGGCGCGGCCTGCGGGGGAGGCGGCGGGGGCGCTGCCTGCGGCGGGGGAGGAGGGGGCGCGGCGCGCACCTGCTCGATGGGCACCACGGCGTTCGTGGCGCGATTCCACGCGTGCGTCGGGTAGTTGGGATGCGGCTCCCATCCGGGCTGGAGACCGACCGACGCGGGCGGGGGAGGCGGAAGCGCGGGCTCGGGGCGCGCGGCCGTGTACGGGGCGGGCGGAGGGCCGCCGTGACCCGTCGGCGCGGGGTAGGTCGGGGTCGTCGGCGCGGGGGCACCGCGACGCAGCCCGAAGCGCGAGCGCACCTTGTCGGCGATCGCCTCCAGTTCCTCACGCTTGCGGAAGAAGACGACGCCCGACTTGTGGAAGTCGATCAGCGACTTGAACACGTGCGCGTCCTGGCCGGAGATCGCGGAGCGCTCCATGTCGTAGACCTTGTACTCCACGTCCATCTGGTTCGTGCCCGTCTTCGTCTTGACGAGCTTGATCGGGAATCCCTCCGCGAGCGGGTTGAAGGGGTTGCCCTTGTGGCGGAAGAGACCGAGCACGTCGGTGTGCGCGGTCGGGCCGACGGCGACGATGCCGGGAATCATCTTCCACTTCGGCTGCCCCGTCAGGGGATCGATCACCGGGTTGCCCGCGGTGTCCTTCTCCTGGACCCAGTGGCTCGCGATGTCGTTCAGGTTGAGCGCCTGGTAGTAGATTCGCTGACGAGGCTTCATCGTCGAGCAGAACTTCTGCGCTTCCTCGTTGCTCGACGCGGACGCCTCTGCGAGCAGCCCGTCGATCGGGCAGTCCTTCGGGCCGCCCTCGTTCTCGAAGCAGTCGATCCACACGACCTCCTTCCCCTGCGGCGGGTTGGGGAGGAGATTCGCGTAGACGCGGTGGCGCAGCACGGGACACCACGCGTCCTTCGTGCGCCCCGTCGCGGGGTCGATGATCGCGGGCGCGGGGAGCAGCCGAAGCAGAAGCGAGGTCTCCTCGCCCACCTTGTTCAGCTTCTCTTCGAAGTCGATGAAGATGTAGTCGTCCGTGCCGCCGCCGTACGCTGCGGATTCCGCGCGCTCGCGCTCGCGCTCCGCGGCCTCCTGCGTCGGGACGTTGTAGAGCCCCGCGAGGCTCGCGAGGTCCACAGCGGGAGGCTGATACGTGCCGGGCGCGAGGGCTCCGGGCTGCGGCGCGTAGCCGGTCGGGGCGGGCGGAGGTCCCTGCATCTGCTGCGCGGGGTTCGCCGGGTTGTAGAACCAACCGGGCGCGTTCGGGTTCGGAAGCCATCCTGCGGGAATCATCTTCTTCACGTCTCCTTTCGCGGCTTGCGACCGCGCGACTTCTGCTCTTCGACGACTGCGGGCGGGGGTGTGGGCGGGTCCTTCGGGACGATGTGCTGCCAGGACGGCGCGGCGCTCGCGAGGCTCTCGCGTGCGTACTCCTCCAGGCGGTCGAGCGTCTCACTCGGCTCGGTGCGAGCCGCGGCGTCGAGCGAGCGCTCCTGCGCCTTGATCATCTCGCCCTTCAAACGCACCGAATCCTTCAGGTCGCCGAAGAGGCGAGCGAGAAGGTTCCAGCGCTCGGGCGCTTCGCTCATGGTCTCGTACTCCGCGCGCTGACGGTACGATTCCTCGACCATCTTCTCGGTCACGCGGCCGTCCTGCGCGCGGGTCTGCGCTGCGATCTGCGCCTTCCACTTGCGGTAGGCGACCTCGGCCTTGATCGCTTCGCCCTCGCACGCGCGCTGCGCTCGGGCGATCTCCGCGTGGAGCGCCGGCACCACCTGACCCTCGAACGTGAGTCGGGTCACGTCGAGCGCGAGCAGCGAGAGCAGGTTCTCCTTCGCGAGCGTGTAGGGCTGCCCCGTGAACGGATCGGACATCGTGAGATGCACCGGCATGGACAGCTTCAGGCGACGGACGATCTCCGCCGCACGGACGTGGTTGCTCATTCTGCGACCTCCTGGACCCTCTCTTACACGATTACGCGGCGAGCTTGAACGAACCGTCGTACAGAAGCTCGATCTCGCGCTTTTCCTCCCACGTCGTCGTCGTGATCGCCGCTGAGGCGAGCACGGGGACTCCGCCGCGGGGGAACATGGGGAAGTCGATCATGAGGTCACGCAGCTTGCGGAGGTGCTGCGCCCAGCCCGGCCTCATCACGAGGTCGATCACAAGCTCGTCGTGGATCGACTGCCGAAGGATGCCTGCACCCGTCTGCCGGAGGTAACGGGCGACGCGAAGGAGGCCCTCCTTCATGAGATCGGCCGCGGTCCCGGAGATGATGCTGGACATCATCTGCCGCTCGGCGCGGTTCCTCGCTCCGCCGCTCCACGCGATCTCGGGGATGCGGCGAGGGCGGCCGAAGGGGTTCTCGAACATGCAGCCGTTCTTCCGCATGCCCATCGACATGTTCGCGCGGAAGATCGGGATTCCAGTGAGCCACTGGAAGTACGCCTCCAGGATCTTCTCGGCGCGACGAATCGCCTCTTCGGGGTCGTCGTAGTAGCGCTTCTTCTTCCCCGTCACGGGGTCGGTCCACACGACGCGACGCGCGAGGCCGATCGCGGTCATGCCGTACGAGTTGCCGAAGTTGACCTGCTTCGCGATGTCGCGATCGCCGTCGGTCACGTTGTCGGCGACCATCGCGTGCACGTCGAGATTCTGCGCGTAGCACTCCAGGAGCTTTGGGTCCTGAGAGTACCAAGCGAGGATGCGTAGCTCGATCTGCGAGTAGTCGATGTACGCGCGAACGAATCCCTTAGGCACCGCGAAGTAGCGGCGGATGCTGATCGTCTTCTTCGGACCGGGCGCGTTGCCGAACTCTTCGACGCACGACTTGCAGCCGCACTCGAACGTGTGGAAGGGCTTCTTCGCGACGTTCTGGATGTTCGGGTCCGACGACGAGAGGCGGCCGGTGACTGGGAATCCTCCCTCGTCGCGCCCCTCCAGTTGGTTGTAGGTCGGGTGAATGCGATTCGACGGCGTGACGTAGCGCAGGAATCCGCTCGCGTAGGTCGAGCGCAGCTTGCGCGCCTTCGCGAGACGATCGATCGCGACAAGCACGGGCGCGTGCTCGGGGTGCTTCCTCGCGAGCACGGCGCGCGTCTCCTTGTCCACGCTCTTCTTGCCTCCCTCACTCTCCTTCGGGACCTCGCAGCCCCAGGTCTCGTAGAAGAGTTTGCGCATCTCCTCGTCGGTCGCGCCCCAATCGTCGATTCCGATCAGAGCACGCACGCGCGTGATCCAGTGCGCGACCTCGCGCTTCATGAGGTCGTGCGTCTTGTGGATCTCCTCGGGTACCGCGAGCAGCCCGTTCCACTCCATCTCGTGGATCTCGCACTCGACCGCGCGCTCGCGATCGTAGACGCGGCTGTACCGAGAGCGAATCCACTGGTAGTGCTCCTGAAGGGCGAGCGTGAGGAACACGTCGTGGCACGCGTAGCGCCCCTCCAGCTTCATAGGCACGCGCGAGTGCCCGTAGCGCTGGAGGTAGGTGACCTCTTCGGCCTCGTCTGCTTCGTCGAGCGTTCCCTCGTCGGCCTTCGCCGATCGGCCACGCTGCTTGTACTTCATACCGAGCGATTTCGCGTCGGCCTTCATCCAGTCCACGACCACGCTCTGCTCGTCGGCAGCGTGATCGGTGATGTACTTCCGACCCAGCGTCTTCAGCGCGAAGCTGTGCTCGTTCTCGTCGGCGATGCACGCCATGAGCGACGTGTCGTCGAAGTCGCGACAATCGACGCCGCCCCGCTCGTGCACGAGCAAGCTCGACCACGGCACACCGTCGGCGCGAAGCTGCGCCCAGTCGAACTTCGCGTTGTGCAGAGCGCAACGTCCTGGGCTTCGCAGAATCCGATCGATCACCAGAGCGACAGTGGCCGGGTCGAGTTGACGCTCCTGCGAGTTGAGCGCCCCCACGTGACGCACGGGCACGTACCACGCGATGATCGTCCTCGCGTCGATCCATCCGGCCAGCGAGTGACCGCAGATTCGCGCTCCGAGCCACGGGAAGAGCCCGCTGGTCTCCGAGTCGTAGGCGATCCACGGGAGCACCGACGCGATGGTCTCCATCGCACGCAGCGCGCTCTCGTCCTGGACGAGCACCATGCGCAGCGTAATCACTCTGCCTGAACGAAGGCGGATCTCCTCGGAGTCGCGCCACGGGTGCGGATCGAAGTCCGCACCTCCGAAGATCATCTGCTCGGCCACTACGCCGCGCTCCTGAGAGCGGCCACGCGTTCACGAAGCGCCGACGGAACGTCCGTGGGCCGGAAGGCGATGATGCCTCGCGCTGCGAAGCTCGGGTCGTCCTGCCACGTCATCACGAACCAGCGAGCGCTGCGCGCGTGCCAGAACCACACCTCGAACACGATCTCGCCGCCGTCGAGCACGAGCACGGGGGGCTGCTCACGCTCGACCTCGCGCGTGTCGTCCGGCCTATGGATGTTGATGCTCCAGCCCTTCATGTCAGGACATTACCCGATTACGCGGACGGAATGAAAAAGGCCACCCCGACCGAAGTCGAGGTGGCCCTGTTCACGTGCCGATCACTCGGCGCTCTTGCGCGTGTAGCTGCCCTCGGGCACGCCCTTGCCCTTGATCTCCACGCAGTCGTGCGCCTCGACCGAGAAGTAGTCGTTGCCCGACCGCATGCGGCGCTCCGCCCACATCGCGCACGCCGTGAGCGACGGGTAGGTCTCGCCGTCCATGTGGAATCCATCCTTCCGAAGCTCGACGATCACGTCCTCGCCGCTGCGGCGGTGACGGATGACCTTCATCCCGACCGTCAGATCGAAGGGCGCGCCGATCTTCGCGCGAGCGAGCGCTTCCTTCATCTGCTCGGGCGAGAGAGCACGCGGGCGCGGGAGAGGCTTCAGCTTCCCGCCCGCGATGACCGTCGGCCAGCCCTTGCCGCCGAACTCCGAGCCCTTGCCGTTGGGATTCGGCGTCAGGTCGTAGCTCGCGGGGAGCTTCGCCTTGCTGCCGTTCGTCGTCGCCTTCTTGCCCTTCGCCTTCTTCGCGGGCTTGGCGGGCTTCGTGGGCTTGGCCTCGGCCTTGCCCTTCGCGGGCTTCTCGGGGGCCTTGGCCGCCTTCTTCGGGGCCGGAGCAGCCTTGGCCGCCTTCACGGGCTTGGCGGGCTTCTCGGGGGCCTTGGCGGGCTCCTTCGGGGTAGCCTTGGCCGCCTTCGCGGGCTTGGCGGGCTTCTCGGGGGCCTTGGCGGGCTCCTTCGGGGCGGGAGCAGCCTTCGCGGCCTTCTCGGGAGCCTTGGCGGGCTCCTTCGGGGCCGCGGCGGCGGGAGCAGGCTCCGCAGCCTTCGGGGCCTCCTTCGGGGCCGGGGCGGGCTTCGTCGCCTTCGCGGGCTTGGCCTTCGCGGCGGGTTCCTTCGGTGCTTCGTTCTTCGTCTCGGTCTTCACGGGTCCCTCCTGTGCAGCAGGTGCGGCGGCCGGGGCCGCCGTGGTCGAATCCTTCTTCTCGGGTGCCGCCTTCTTCGCCTCGGCCTTGCGCACGAGGAGCGACGCGGGCAGCAGCTTCACCCGGCCCTCGATCTGCTTGTCCATCTCGGGCGAGCCGTCGGGGATGCCGAGGATCTTCTGCCGCTGGCGCACGCGGTCCTTCATGTCGTTGACCGAGAGCGCGCCGCTGAGCACGTCGGCGACCTCGTGGTCGTCGTCGAGCGAGAGCTTGACGAGACCGCGCTCGATCGCGAGCGCGAGACACGTGTGCTTGTCCGGGCACAGGTAGCGGCAGAGCGCGAGCTTGGCGTCGTAGCCGATGGGCTCTGAGTTGGCCTCCTGCGCGTGGCAGTCGGGATCGTCGGTCGGCGGGAGCGGGAACTTGGCGGTGTCGAGCTTCGTCATAGTGGAACCCCTGTGAGAGATCGGTTGATTATCAAGCAATCGATTCAGAATCAAGGCTGCTCGGCGGCGAGCAGCTTCTAGCCGTCGGTAGGCGGGCAGCCCGGCCGAGATGTGGAGCGCGTGAGCAGCGCTCGCGCCCTCGACGAACACCGCGTGGAGGATCTCCATGTCGGCCGGACGTTCGCGGGCGAGCGCTTGCACAAGCTGCCGCGCATGCGCCGTGCTCTCGGGGCTCGGCGCGTGCGAGGGCAGCAGGTCGTGGATGTCGGGCTGGAAGGCCCCTGCGATGCGTCGGCCGCGATCGTCGTGGGGAGCGCGGCCGGCCGTGCACTGGGCGCGCACGAGATTGCGGAGCGCGTTGCGCACGGTGATGCGCACGTACGCGGGAGCCTTGGGGTCGTGCTTCCGCACGCGGCGGAGAGCGGCCTCGACCGCGATGCGAGCCTCCTGGCGGAGATCGTCGCGGTCGTAGCCGGGGAGCCTCACGCGCCGAATCTCGGACTCGACGATCCCCTCGGTCTCCTCGATGTTCACAGCACGACGCACGCACGCTCCGTACGATTACGAGTGAGGATCTCGGTCAGCGAGGTGAGCGCCTCGCGCACGAGGTCGTTGAGATCCGTGATGACCCAGTGGGTCGGGTAGAAGTGCTGCACCGCGGTGGACATGATGCCGAAGCCGTAGACCTCGATGCCGGCATCCCGCACGCGCTTCTCCACTTCGCGCAGGTAGCGCTGACCCTGCGCGTTGTCACGCGAGCCAGCCGGGAATCCGTCTGAGAGGACGAACAGGATGCGGCGCTGCTCGTGCCGAGCAGCGAGACGGCGCGCTGCCCAGATCACCGCCTCGCCGTCCAGGTTCTCCGCGATGCCTGCGACGCGCGTGAGACCCCGCGCATCGTCGCTCGCGAAAGACTTGAAGGTCGCGTGGATCGGGACCTCCAGCACGTAGAGGTCCGCCTCGCTGTCTCGGTAGACCTCGCGGGCGAAGCGTCCCACGTCGGTCCCCTGCTTCTGCGCTTCGCGTAGAGCGGCGCGCATCTCCCTGAAGTTGCGCTCCACGGCGGAGCGGTTGCTCGAATCGACCCACGGGTGAGAGCCGATGGTCGAGTCCACCGTCGTGAATCCGGTGACCTCGTGAGCGATTCCGACGACAGAGAGAGCGCGCGACATCGCGAGCCCCGCCTGCGCGGCGAGCCTGGACTTCGGTCCGTTCATGCTGCCGGAGCAGTCGATGAGGATCGAGACGGCGACCGCTCGGTCATCGCCGTCCGTCGTCAACTCCTGGAAGATGGTGTCCACGCGTTCGGCACCGATCGCGTAGGAGGGGAGCAGCGACGAGTCGATCAGGCCCTCGTCGGCACCAGAGACGAGGCGTGTCGAGCTTCGCGCGCGCACCGCGGCCTCGAACGCCAGCGCGAGCGCGTCCGTCGCGAGACGGACCTCGTGCTCCATCTCCTCGAACGCGGCGGACGCGGAGCGCAGATCCTCAGTCGAGAAGTCGCGCTCCAGATCGAAGCTGTGATCGAAGTTCGTGTAGGGCTGCGTGGCGGTGTTGCGATCGAACACCTGATGGATGCGCGCGCTGATCGCTGCCTCGGGAGTCAGCGCGAACTCGCCCTTCGGCGGAGGTGTCCATCGGTCGAGTCTGATCTCGTCCGGGGCTCCGGCTCCAGGAGCGAGACCGCCGCTCGACTCGTCGTCCTTCTTCGACTCCGGGTCGGAGCCTGAAAGGAATCGAGCGTAGATGCGCTGCGCGATCTTGAAGACCTCGCCGGACGCGCGTGGTTGATCGGCGAGAGGAACGATCTCGCTCCAGTCGCTCTCGCACTCGCGAAGCATCGCCGCGATGTCGGGCCGGATCGGCTCGATGTCGGAGACCTTGCGGCCCCCGTACGGCCGGACGACGCAGGTCAGCGCGAGCGTGAACGCGCTCCAGCGATCGGCCTTCGCGAGCACCTTCTGTGTCGTCTGTCCTTCGGAGGCACCGCGCTCCCAGAACCACTCGTTCTTGCGAGCGAGATTCTGAGCGCTGCCGCGGTAGCGCATGCCCTGACGCGCCTCGATGTAGCCGTCCTCCAGCGCGTTCATGAGCACCTTGAACGCGGGTGACTCCTCGGAGGATTTCTTGACCCACGCGAAGTCGGTGTCGAGCGCGTGACCCGTCTCGTGGTCGAGGAGCCCGTGGAGCATGCGCTCCGCGTCGGCCCCGAGCCACGCGTAGGTCTCGATGCTCGGAATCACGACCTTGCGGTCCTCTGTGCAGTACGCATCGACGCCGCGACAGGCGACATCGATCCCGTTGTCGGCTGCGATGATCTTGCCGATGCGCTCCATCTCGTGTTCGACGCTCACAGCGTGCTTCCTTTCCGCGCGCGGATGCGCGCCTGAACGACCTTCGCGAAATCTTCTCGCGAGAGGTCTGTGGTCGCTCCCTCCAGGAGCTTCTTGCGTTCCGCGGCTGCCTTCTCCTCAGCCGCGATGCGAGCGCGCTCGCGCTCCTCGGCGATGCGCTTGGCGTCGGCGTCCAGCGCTGCGGCTTGGGCGTTCGCTTTCTCGATCAGGTCATCGACCCACACGAAGGAGGGGCGCGTGTGGAACGATCCGAACAGCGGAACCGACTGGCCCTCGTAGAACCACCAACCGCTGCGCCCGCTGGACATGGATGTCGCAATCCACTTCTTCGCTGCGGTCTCAGCGGTCGGTCCGACGAAGGCCATAGAAGCCGCGTCCGACAGGCTGCCGGGGTACTTGATGCCCGCGGCGAAGGCGAGTCCCGTGATTCCCTGGACGACCGTGGCGATCTCGGCCTGGACCCATTCGAGGCTGCCCATGCGGAACGAGGTCATGTGCGCCACACGCCAACGTGTGTCGGCCGCTGCGCTCCTGACAGCCCGAAGCGACTCGGGCTTCACGAGCGCCATCGGCGTCGTCACGGACTTCACCGCGGAGGAGAAGTCGTGCGTCTTGCTCCACACCTCGTCGGAGAGCGACGAGTGCGATCCAGTCGCGAGCGCGGCGCGCACGTCGCCGATGTTCGGCACCGTCCCGCCTCCGTTCAGAGCGGCGTCGCTGAAGACGGGCCACCAATCACCCGCGAAGAGGTGGAAGAGCGTGTTGTCGCGCATCCGGTAGATGCTGGTGAGCGGCGAGACGCCGGGCTTGCTGCGTTTGCCGAAGTAGGTGTCTGCCATGTCAGCGATTCTCCTCGTAGCCGAAGACGCGGCGGATGACCTCACGGGCCACCTTGGCGTCAGTGGAAGATTCGAGCTTGCGCACGACCGCAAGCTCGCTCGCGCGCAGCACGTCGAAGTCGAAGCGCGGGATCAGGCGCGCCCACTGGACGAGGCGACGCGTCGAGAAGTCGCCGCGGAACTTGTCGTCCTTCCGAAGCTCCTCGGCGACGCGGCACACACCGTCGATGAACTCGGCCGGGCAGTCGGGGACGTTGCGGGCGACGCGCTCGATCTCCTCGGCGCGGTCCGGGTAGTCGCAGGCGATCACCAGACCGAAGCGGTCGAGCACGGCCGCGTTGAGAGGATTCGTGCCCGCGTGGCGAGCGCGAGCCGAAGCGCGGTAGCCGACCGTGTTGCCCGTGGCGAACACACGGAATCCATCGTGAGCAGTGACCGTCTCTCCGGTCTCGGGCACGAAGAGCGTGCGTCGGTCTTCCTCCAGCACGGGCTGGAGAACCGCGAGCACGCTCGGCGCTCCCATGTCGAACTCGTCGAAGACGACCCAGTAGCCCTCGCGCATCGCGACCGCGAGCGCACCGGGGCTGAAGGCGAGCGTGAGCACGCCGTCCTTCGCGGCGGGGACCTGCTGACCGCGAAGGTGCGTCACGCGCGTCTCGCCGTCCAGGTTGAAGCGGATCAGGGGACGCCGGAGGAGCGCGGCGAGAGCGACGATGACCGAGGTCTTGCCGCAGCCCGTCGGGCCCGTGAGGAAGATGTTCATGGCTTCCTCGATGCCGACGGCGAGGTCTTTCACGAGCACGTCGTTGAAGCGGTACGGGCGCGTGGGAGGCACGCGGAAGGCGTGCTCGGGGGAGGGCTCGACCACGACGAAATCGTGGCCCGCGATCTTGATGGTCGGCGCGGCGGCAGCCGCTTCGGCGGTGTCTGCGACCGAAGCGACGGTGCGGGGCTTTCTCTGCTTCATGATTCCTACTTTCTCGTTGAAGGGGGTCTTACACGATTCTCAGTCGAGGATGACGCGAGGGCGTCGGATGCGCGGCGCGTTGGCAGCCGCTTCGGCCGCCTCCTGCTCGCGCTGCTCGCGCAGCTTCACGAAGTGCGCGATGCGCTCGTCGGGGTCGTTGATCTGGGCAGCGTCGAGAAGGTCGCGCTCCAAGCGCACGACCTTCTCCAGCACGTCCTTCGCGCGCTCCCACGCTGCCTGTTTCTCGCTCGGGAACGTGCCCTTGCCGAAGCCGAGATGCCCGTCGCGCTGGTACTTGCGCACCGCGGCGCGGAACGGCTTGAAGGACCGCGATGCGTCACGCGAGAGCCTGCCGAGGTCGAGCCCGAGCAGCGCGGCCTCACCCTCGTAGCGCGAGTAGCGGCCGTAGGACGACAGGTCGCGCGGCAGCGTGCGGAACTGCTCGAACTGAGTCGGAATCTCCTTGTGGTCGGGATGCTCGGCTTGCCACTGCTCGATGCGCCACATCGCGAGGTGCTCGCGGAAGGATTTCTCCAGGATGCGACGCGCCTCTTCGGCGTTCTCCGCTCCCTGCACCTTCAGCGCGTGGTTGATGATGCAGGTCGAGCCCGTCCAGACAGGTTCACCGCCGGCCACGTTCGTGAGCCGGAACTCGTAGCGGAGGTGGTCACGGTTCGCGCCGTCGTCTCGGGAATCTCCCTTGCCGCACAGGTTGCAGATCGCGACGCACGCGCCGTTGTCGCGCACGGCACCGCGACCGGGCACGTAACTGAACTCGGCGAGCACCTTCGCGGAGAACGTGTCGTCGAGGCCCGCGTAGAGCACCTGCACCGTCTCGTCGGGGAGGCGCTCCATGTCGAAGTTGACGGCAGCGAGCGCCTCCAGCGCGGGCCGGAGGTGCGAGTAGGTGCCGAGCGTCACGCTGTTGAGCGCGAGCACGGCAGTGGCGCGCTTCACGCGGTAGCCGATGGTCTTGGAGTCCATCGCTCAGCCCACCATCTTGCGCTGCGTGTCGATGAGCAGCGCGGCAGCCTTGCGCCACTCCTGCACCGCGTCGGCGAGGTCTGACGCACGCGAGCGCGAATCCTGTTTGCGCTCCCACTCGTTCGCGGCGTCGAGCACCGCGTTGACCGAGCGCTCGAACTCTGCCTGCACACGCTTCATCTCTCGGATCGATTCCATCGGGTCGTTCATGAATCCTCCTGTTTGAACATGGCGCGACCTTCGCGCCTCCTGACCTCGATCGGTCGAGAGCAGGAGGCGCGCAGGAACCGCTGTTGCGGTTCGTGCGCGGGGCCTCAGAGCGGTGAGAGCGCCGGGGCCGGGGTGCTGGGCTCGACGAAGCGCGGCGCGTCCTGGAGGGCCTCCAGGAGCATCTGCGCGCGAGCGTTGAGGTCGAGCGGCCAGCGCGGGAACTTCTTCCGCAGCGTGAGCAGCCCCTCTTCGTTCGTCGCGACCCAGTAATCGCGACTGCGGTCGTGATCCTTGCGGACCGGGATGCTCGCGATGAAGTGCTCGCCGAGGCCGACCACGATGGGCCGGTCGAAGTCGAGCCAGAGCACGCCGTCGTCGGTCGTGTCGGGGCGAGCGCCGCTGTTGTCCGCGATGGCCCAGCGGCAGGTCTCGGGAGCCGCGTACGGCCCCCGGTCCTCGCGGAAGATTCTGTGTCCTCCCTTCGCGATCTTCAGTGAGTCGGTCCAGCGGATGCGTGCGGTCATGGGAATCTCCTTCGTTGACGGGTTGAGTCAGGCTGCGATGTCGGAAGCGCGAGCCACGCCGAAGCAGCGCTCGCAGGCAGCGCGCACGAACGTCTCGTGCTTGGCGAGGACCATCCAGGCCCGCAGGCCCTCGGTCCACTTGCGGTCGCTGTAGGGCAGAGACTTCAGCGTGGAGAGGAACGCGTCGTCACGCCGCGGGGTGCGCACGAGGAGCCACTCGCCCGCGTACGTGACGGTGTAGCTCGGCGCGACGGGCGCGGGCTTCGCGACCTCGACAGCCGCGAGCGAAGCGGCGCGCGCGACGAGCGCGTCAAGGTCGTCGTGACCCTCGACCTCGTGGTTGGGGTAGTGGACGGCGACGGCTCGCCAGAATCCCTCGTGCGCGGCGACCGGCACGCTCCAGCACGGCTTGCCGTTCGGGCCTACGCGATGGAACTTCGCGCCGACGCACCGCTTGATCGCCGCGTTGAAGGCGGGGTTGCGCACGCCCTGCGCGAAGAGGAACGAGCCCTCCTGCGTCTGAGGCCCGCGACCGTAGTCCCACGTACGGTCGTCCTGGAGCCAGACGAGCGCCTTGCCGCTCGCCGTCTCGCCGCGCCACGCGGCCGTGAGCGCGAGGTAGCCGAGCGCTTCGACGATTCCGAAGAGCCGCTCGCGTTCGCCGTGCGAGCCGATGTCGAAGCTCGCGAGCCACTCGATGCGCTTGACCGTCGTGCGCCAGTCGGTGCGCGAGGCGTCGGCGAGATCGTCGAGCACGCGGAGGAAGGTCTCGCGCGTCTCCTCGGCGGCCGTGATGGCGTCGGCGGCATCGGCCATGTGCTGCGCGATGGCGATGGCCTTCGCCACGTCGGCCGGGATGAGGCGAGCGAGCAGTGCGTTGTCGAGCTTGCGGCAGACCGGGCCGGTGCCGGCCTCGCGGGAGGCGGCATCGTCGAGCGGCTTGCCGCAGCGCGAGCAGTGTCGAGAGAGCGTGACGGTCACTTCGAATCCTTTCGTCGGAGGTTGTTCTTCAGCGTGGGGTCTTCCGACGGCGAGCGCGCGATGACGCGCTCGTGCTCGTCGTAGACCGAGTGGTCCGTGAGCACGCGAATCCCGTGCTCGTCCTTCTCCTCCAGGGCGAAGGAGATTGCGGCGCTCGCCGCGGCATCGAACGCCTCGGGCGCGTCGGTCGCGACCGTCGAGCGCGCGGGCCTGCCGACGGTCACAGAGACCGCGAGCTTGTCCGCGTCGCGCACGATGCAGCGGTAGGTGTCGTCGGGCATGAGCGTCATCGTCACGCTCATGCGACCCGAGTAGCGCTTCGCGAGACGCCGGCCGTCGTCGGATGCGCGGATGAGGAACTCGTCGAGTTCGTGGTGAGGCTTCTTCTCGGTCACGTTCAGACCTCGGCCGCCGACTGACGCGGCGTCTTCTGCCCGTTCGGCCATGCGGCGAGCGAGCGCTTGTGGCGACGACGATTACGAGCGAGCTTGCGCGAGCGCTGCTCGGTCGTGAGCCGCGCCTTGTGCCGACGCGAGGCACCGTCCCACGAGGCGCGCTCCTCGCGGATGTGAGCGTCCACCTCGTCGGCGGTCTTGAAGAGTCGCCCACCGGGGCTCGCGTCGAGCACGTGGGGCTCGTCGATCTCCGTGACGTTCGCGCGGGCCGCATCGCTCACGAGCGAGTTGACTCGCGCCATCTCCTCGGGCGTGTAGGGCTCCTGGCCCGGCATCATCTTCGGGGGCTTCGGCGCGCGCGCGGTAACGGTCGCGGTCACGCCGTCGAAGTGGACCTCGGAGACGCGACCGGCAGGCCAGCCTCCGGGGAGCGCAGTGCGGTTCGCGATGTCGCTCTCCGCGAGCATCGCGCGGAGGTCGGCCGCCTTGATGTCGCGGGCCGCGGTCTTGTTCTTCGCGAGGCCGCGAGCGACGACGAGGGCGATGAGATCGTTCTTGCTGCTGTTCGAGTAATCCATGGTTCTCTCTTCTCCTGTTGTTGACGATCGACTTGTTGCGGAACTGACAGACCTCAGAGCGAGGTCAGGTCACCGGGTGACTGCCACGTGTAGGGGTCGCCTCCCGACCCGTCCGCGTGCGTGAAGGGCTCGTCGAGCCGGATGCGGATGGAGACCCAGCCGTGACGGCGATGCGTGACGATCTGCGTGACGGTGCCGCCCTTGCGGTACGCGGCGCGCGTGCCCTCGCTGATCCCCGCGGCGCGGTACTCCGCGAGCGTCTCATCGTTCAGGCGCACGCGACTGCCGATGCGGATGGTCGTGTGCTCGTCGGGGGCGAAGTGCGAGAGGTTCTCCTCGCCAGGGGTGAGAACCACCGAATCTTGGTTCGACTTGATCATCTTCATCTCCTGCGCACGAAGCGCGTTCACCACGTTGATTCCGAGCATTGAATCCTCCCTGTTGGAATGCGCGGCCGAGGAGTCGAACCTCGGCTGTCACCACACGCGCGGTCAGCGCGGCAACGCGGGGAGCGTCGCCTTCGATTCGAGGTGCGTCGCGAACGCGACGAGGTAATCCGCGGCGGCCTTGGCCGCGGCGTCCAGGGTCTCGTACCAGAGGCAGACCCAATCCTCGCCGCTTGTGAGCACGAGGCTCGCGCCAGTGAATCCCGAGTCCACTGCGAGCGCGCAGACGCGCGAACCGCAGCGGACCTCGATCGCCCGCAGGCTGTATCGGAAAGCCAGACTCATGTCGTTCGCTCCTTTCAGAAGACCGTGCGTGAGGGGTCGTGATGACCCGGATAGCAATCCACTTCCGTGACCTCCAGCGTGTCCGCGAGGTCGCCGAGCACCTTCTCGCGCAGCGAGGGCGCGAAGGTCGCAAGCACCTTCTCGGCTTCCTCGCGCGTCTCGAACGTCCACTGGCCCTGGGCCGGGAAGGTCGGGGTGCGGAGCCCGAGCTTCTTGCTCTCGTGCGTCACGACGAAGCGCTTCACCATCGCCACCATCACACACCCCCTGCCGCGCCACGCGCCCGCATCTCCTCGACCACGTAATCGCCGACCGAGCCCAGCCCGACGGCACGCGGCACTCCCTGCCGACCGAGCACGCCGCCAACCTGCGCCGTGGACTGCGCGCCGTCGAGCCATACGTCCACGCAGTAGCCGTCGGGGCACCGGAGCCAGACCTGCCGCCGATGGGCCTTCGAACCCGTGCCGACGTAGTTGAGCCGCGCCGTCGTGCCCGGCCAGACCTTCTTCACCGCGCGACCGACCGCCGCCGCGAGAGCCTTGCCGTGCTCGACGGCTTCAGCCTGCATCTCCTCACGCTGCCGGCCAATCGGGGTGCTTGCTTCGTACTTCATGATTCCTTCTCCTTCAGACGTACCGCGACGCGACGACCACGCGCGAGACCGCGCCAACGTGCATGAGCATGATGCCCTCCCAGAGAGCGCTGCGACCTACGCAGCGCAGAGTTGGGGAGCGACCGCACACCCCGCAGGGGCCGACGCCGCTCCGAAGTCGGTTCCTCCGAGCACGAAGCCCAGCAGCGACCGACACTCAGAGAGATGGACCGTCGGAGGGCGATTCTGGAAAATCTCCGAAAGATTCTCAGAAGTCGCCGTAAAGACTCGGGATTATCAGACGCCCTGGAGGGCCTGACCTGCGTACCGGGTGGCGTGTGCGAGCACGACCGCGTTGTGGGCGGGGGTCAGGGATCCGGCATCGCACCCCTCGGGAGGAACCGCGAGGTAGGTCTCCACGTAGGGAGAGAGCGCGGCGGCGAGCCGGCACGCGGATTCCCACTCGTCGCGCCCTCGGTCGAGGTAGACGGTCACGCGTCGTGCCGGGAGGCGCGCGAGGCGCGCGAGCTTCTGATCGCTCCACGCCTTCCCGAGCAGCGCGACACCCGCGACCGCCGTCGAAGGGATTCCGATCTGCGCGGCATCGAACGGTCCCTCGCACACGACGACGTGCTCGGCCGTGCGCGCGTGATCGAAGCCGAAGATCACGTCGCTCGCAGTGGCCGCTCCGGGCACCGCGACCGGGTTCAGCGTCTTGCGGTAGCCCGTGCTCTCCTTCCACGAGCGCGTCTCTTCGTCGCTGAGGCCCGCAGGCGGGTCCCACGTCGCGCGGCCCTGCCAGTAGGCGAGCCCATTGTCCATCCAGCACGGGAACACGAGGTAGCCGTCGAGACGACCCGAGCGCCCGAAGCCAACGCGATGCGGCGCGAGCAGCGCAGGGTCCACGCCGAAGTGCTTTCGACCTCGCAGGTAATCGAACGCTCGTGCGTGAGCAGGCACGGGCGCGAGCAGGTCCACGCCATGCGGCCACGAGATCGCGGGCAGGTGCTTCACGGTGGCGCGCTGGGGCGCGCGAGGTGCGACGATTCCGAGCGGTTCGAGGTTCGTCGGCTGGTCCCCTCCGACGTAGCCCTGCATCACGAAGTCGATCGCGCCCATGTCGGTCGTGCGTTCAAGCAGCCTCACGAGCGAGAGCGTGTCGCCGGAGCGGTGGCAGCCCCAGCACGTCCACGCGCCCTGCTTCTTCGCTGCGTTCCAGCGCAGACGCGACGAGCCGCACGCGGGGCAGTTGAGCAGGTACTCCTGCGAGAGCGCCGAACTGGATTCCTTCCGGCCTCCGTGCTTGCGCACGAACGCGTGAGCGTCGAACTGCGCGAGCGCCCTGCGCACGCTGCTCATCGAGAGTTCCTCCGCTCGCGCATGAGCTTGGCGAAGTCGCCATTCGAGAGCTTGGTGTGATCGAGAGGCAGCGCGGGGGTGCGGCTGCGGGTCTCAGCGGAACGCGGAGGTGGCGTACCCTTGCGCAAGAATCGGAACTTGATGACCGGACCTTCGCGATCGAACGCGAAGGCGACGCCCGGCTCTTCCTGGACGAGACTCGCACCAGAGAGGGGTACGCCGATCCTCCAGTGGAAATCCACGTCCAGTCGGATGTCTCCGTCGCTCAGTAACTCACGCGCGATCACGATGTCGCAGGTCGTGCCGTCGAGCCACGGCTGACACGAGTCCCGGAGGACTGCGTTGATTTCGTAATCAGTCGTGTCAACCCAGAGCGCGCTCATGACGCGCTTCACGTGCGCTGCGAAGCGATCCTGCTGCCCGTCCTCCAAGATCAGCGGCCTCACGGATGCCCCATCGTGCTCGGGTCTACGCCTGCGCCGGAGGCGACTGCCATGCGCATGCGCGCGAGGTCGTTCTGGAGCCAGAAGGTCTCGTTGACCGCAGCGTCGCGGTAGTTCTCCCAGTAGAGGCGCGCGTGGCCTCGCTTCCATTCCTCATCGGTCGCGTTGATCGAGCCGAAGCCGTCCACGATGCGCACCTTCGCGTAGGCGTCGGCCACCATGCCGGACGTGATGATGTGCTCTCGCACGTTCGCGTCGGCCTTCGGGCGCTGCGCCTGCCACGCGGTCCAGCACGCAATCTCCTCGTTCACCACGAGCCGCTTCAGGTCGCGTCCGAACGCGATCTGGTGCGCGGTCTCCGAATCCACGCGGTCACGCGAGCGACCGAGATCCATGTAGTCCACGATCAGCATGCGCGGCTTGAAGTTCTGCGCGCGCAGTTCGTCGATCTCCGCCTGGATGTCGAGGATGTTCGTGTCCCACTCGTTGCGAGTGCGGATTACGAGGAGCCGCCGAAGCCCGAGGTACTCCGCGTGCATCTCGCGCCAGAGCGCGGGGTCGATCAGCCCGCGCTTCACGTTGGAGTACAACTCGCGCGAGAAGCACGCGTCGAGCTTGTCGGCCCACTGAGAGCCCTTGCCCTCCATGTTGATTACGAGCGTCGGGGCTCGATGCACGCGCGTCGCTCCGAACGCTTGGTTGATCAGCCACGTGGTCTTGCCGCGCTTCGCGTAGCCCAAGATCGACCAGACCTCGCCGAGCTTCACGCCTCCCTCGGAGATCCGATCGAGCATCGGTACGCCCGTCGTGAAGTTCTGCGCGAACGACATCGCATTGAGGGCGCGCGCGTGCTGGCGCTCGCTCACCTCGTCGAAGAACCACTGGCGATCGATAATCTCGAAATCCAGCGTGGCGATGGCATCGTGCGCCTTCGCCATCACGTCATAGCTCTCATCGAACTTGTTCTCGTTGAAGAGGAGCGCGCTCTCTCGATGCGCGGTCGCGAAGAGATTCCTCCGAAGGAACTCGCGCAGCTTGTCCTTCACGTAGTCGGAGTCCTTCACCTCTCCGAGCGTGCGGACCGCGTACAACTCCGGTGTGTAGGTGGCCTGCTTGTCTGAGGGGAGCGCGCGAAGCCACTCCGTCAGCACGAGGTCACTCGGAGGCTTGCGGTACGCCTCGACGTGCGCGCGGATTCCCTTCCAGAGCCAGCCGAGAGGCTCGATCGAGAAGAAGCCGGGCTCGACGTGCTTCACTGCGCGGTAGGCGAACGCGTCATCGACCTGCGCGAGCCGCACGATGGCGCGCTGGAAGTCGATTCCGAACTCCGACAGCGAGGTCATGCGAGCCTCCGTGCTGCGCGGCGACGCGCGGCGGAGCCTTGTTTCACGAGCGCGTGAAGCTCCACGCTGTGTCGTGCGACCTTCTTGGGAATCTCAGGGAGCAAGTCGAAGTCTCCTCGGCGAAGCGCTGTGATGTCGAAACCGATCTCCGCGCTCGTCTGCTGCGCGCAGAGAGCGGCCTCGGGGCAGCGAGGACACACGCTGCTCCGAGGGTCATACCCGATTCCGAACCTGAGTCGCTCGGAGCGGCACGCCCAAGCCCTACCAGTCGAGACCTGCTGGTGCCGGAAGCGCTCGACGTATGGCTCGGGCGCGCACATCGCGTCACGCACGAGCGAGTAGATTCGTCCGTTGCCCGGCCCCACGAGGTCGTAGACGGGCTTCACGGTCTGCTCGAACACCGCGAGGGACGCGCCTGCCTCCGTGCGGAGGTACTCCTGTGCGGAGTCGTCGCTCACGAGCGCCTTGATGCCCGGTGCGACCTTGTGACGCGCGAGCGACTGCTCGAACCGGAATCGCATGAAGAGCTTCGGGTCGATCTGCCTCTCCACGCACCACGCCGCGTAGTGGTCCATCGACTCACGGAATCGCGAGAGGTTGCGCTTGCCCGAGTAGACGCCGTGCTCCTGACAGAGAGCGTCGTAGCGCGCGAGCAGGTCAGCGCTCATCGCTCCACCCGCACGAGGGCCTTCTCGCCGAGGATCTCTGCCGTGATGCGCTGCCGGGAGCGTGCGTGCGCGTTGAGCATGCCGTGCTGGGAATCTTGGAAGTCGTAGATGAGGCCGATCTTCTTGCCAGGGAACGCCGTGAGCGGTCGGTAGTAGCTCTGCATCTGCTGCACCCCTTCGTTGCCGCCTGCCGCGTAGATGAGCGCGGCAGCGCGAGGAACGTCTACGCCCTCGCCGATCACCTGCGTGCCGACCAGGACGTTCGTCACGCCGTCGTTGAAGTCGGCGATCGCTCGCGAGAGGAGCGCACCGTCTCCGCCGAGCACGACCTGCGCACCGGGGATCATCTTCGCGAGAGCCTCTGCGTGCGCGCGGCGGCGCGTGAGCACGATCGTCGGGACGCCGCTCGCGTCGAGCGTGCGCGCGGCGAACGCGATCATGGCGTTGCGCGGCTCCCACTCGACGATTCCGGTCTGGTAGACCTGCATCCAGCGGTTGTCGGTGAAGGTCGGAGCGGGCGCGCGCGGCTGCATGAAGAGCACGCGTGCGGGCGCGAGGAAGCCCTCGGCCACGAGATCGTCGAACTCGATCTTGTGCAGCACGGTCGAGCAGATCGCGTGCATCGCGAGCGCGTCCTCACCCGTGCGGAAGTGAGTGCCCGTCCAGCACAGCCGATAGTAGACGTGCTCACAGAGCGCGTTGAGGCGGTGATAGGATTCCGCCGCCGCGTGATGGAACTCGTCGATGACGAGCATCTTGCGCGTCTTGAACCACTCGGGGCTCTGTGAGAGCGCCGACTGGATCGTCGAGACGACGAGCCTCTTCTCGATGTCGCGCTCGTCGCGGCTCGCCTCGCCGTCGAGGCGCGACACGAAGTCGGCCCCGAAGTGCTTCTTCAGCACGGTGTAGGTCTGCCGGCCGATCGCAAGGCTGGGCACGAGCCAGAGGCACGGCTGCGCGATCGCGTCAAACGCGCGCGCGGCCATGAGCGTCTTGCCGGAACGAGGAGGGGCAGCGACGACCCCGCGGTCATGCAGGAGAATCTGTTTCTGCACCGCGTCCTGGTACGGCCTCCAGGAGACGCCGCTGATCGACCACATCGGCAGTTCGCACTCGGGTCGGCGACGGCACTCGACGATCTCGATCGGCTCGCCGTAGTGACGAGCGAGAGCCTCGACCCACGGCACGAGCCCCGAGGCCACGCGACGCCTCTCATGGAGCAGCGAGCCCCAGAGCGTGCGCTGCCCCTGGCGCGTCGCCCAGAAGAGCGCCCCGAAGCGGTGACCGACCTTCGCGCCCGGCCCTGGATCGTCTCCGAGGGAGACCGCGAGGTGGCGCGTGCACGAGTCGAGGAAGCTCGGGCTCGCGCCCATGAGTTCCGCCCAGGAGTTGCCGACGAAGACGCGCATGTGTTGGTAGCGCTCCCGAGCGCACGCTGGACTTGAACCAGTGGTGGAGCCGGACTGCCATGACCTGTGCCCGTTGCCGGTCTACGGGACTCGCACGCTCGGGAGCAAGCCCGTCTTACACGATTACGCGTAGTCCAGAAACGCCGAAGCCCAGTGTGTCCAGCACTGGGCTTCGTGTGGTGCCTACCGGGTTCGGACCGCCCTTGAAGATCCGTGGGAGGGCACCCTGAGACGGGTCCGGGAAGCATGCAGGACTTGCGCTTCGGCTGCAAGTCGGCCAGGGTCATCGCTCGCGATCGGTCGTCCAGGACCGCGCGAGCGAGGCATCGGTGCCTCGTGACGCGCACGCCGTATGCGTGCCGAGGCTGAGATCGGGCCGAGCCCTAGCAGCCGCATCGACGACGAGAGGCGGGACCTTGCAACAGCGTGCATCCTGGCACTTCCATCCCGCAGAGGTGGCCTCTTCGTGTGAGGTCGCGTCGCGACCGACCTCCCCTACTGCCGCGGTAATCGCGGCGGAGCAGTACAGGGTCGATGTGGTGGACGGCGCACTGGGGGACCCCCGCCATACCGGAGCCTGCGTCCCGGATCGAGGAAGGCACCTCGACGCGCGTGAGCGCGGCGGCATCGCCGCTATGCGAAGTCCTGAGAAGGACCGAGCAACGAACGCCCCCCACCCCAGTGTGGAGCAACACCCCTTCGCTGACTCGTATAGCCGGGAATCCTGAACACGAGCCGGGCGAGCGTAGACACCTCGCCGCGGGCCTCACGCTTCAGAGCTACCTGCGTTCAACACGTCTGACCCCCTCCGCCCGGAGATCCGGGAAGCCTTCAATCTGATTCTCCTACGTCGAATCAGATTGAAGCCGCGGAGCGGCTAATGGGGGGCGTGTGTCCGCGCTTCGCTTCGGATTTCGCCCGACCCATTGTGCGCTCCGCGCGATCCCAGCACCAGAGTCCGGCCGGAGAGGAGCGGGTCGTAATCGGGTAAGGAGAGAACATGGGCAGCAAGAGCTACAGAGAGACCCTGGAGATCGTTCTCAACCACGTCCGGCAACGAGTAATCTCTTACGCAGGAGAGTTGGACAGCGATTACCGAGCGCGACTCTTGACTCAGGCTATCGCCGCCAAGGCGATCAGTCCGTACACGCGGCAGCACGCGGGGAAGTTCCGGCTTCCTGACGATCACAAACTGGAGCCGGTACCTGGGGCACCGGGGATGTTCAAGACCGTGAGGAGGAGCCCTCCGCCGATGCTTCCACCGTTTGCACCTCCCTACGCGAGCGTCGTTCGCGCGCCCCCTCTGATCAAGGGGAAGAGCGCGAGCATGGTAATCCCCGTTGACCCCTTCATGTCGGATCCGCTGACCGAGGAAGAGCGAGCGGCCTTCGCCGCGTTCGGCGAGGCCGTCAAGATGGCGAGCATCCGCGCAGCCTCAGAGAGCGGCGGCGATTCCGATCACAGCACCACCAGCGACGACCATGCCGATCGCGAACCAGAGAGCGGGGCTCTCCCACCACTCGCGCTCGACGGCACGCCGCGCCTCCCGAAGCTCTGAAGCAAGCTGCTCGACGCGCTGCTGCCAGAGCGTGTCGCGGAGCGTGAGCCTCTCCTCGGCCGCGCTCGTGCGGGCGCGCTCCATCCCAAGCAGCACGTCGAGCCGGGCAGCCGCGGCTTCGGCGTCTCGCGCGAGCCGGTACTCCAGGGTCTCGATGTGGAAGCGCCAGCGCGCGAGATCCTGCCCTTCCAGGAGGAAGCCCGCAAAGGGGGCTGGCCGGCCCGCAGGGAGGAAGACGACCTCTCCCCGCGGCTCGGTGCTCTCCGGGCTTCCTGGGGGCGTCTGCGCGGGCCCCGTGCCCTCCAGGTTGCCGTCCTGCGCCCGAGCATGCGACAGGGGGGTGAACGCCGCCACGCAGCACAGGACGGCAACCTGCAAGGCACGAATCATCACTGACCTCCGTCTCGCAGCCTCCGATTGAAGTCGGAGAACCAGTGCGCGAGGGCCTCGGGCCCTTCGGCGCGCATCTCCTCGTACTTCTCGCGCTGGAGCGCCTCGAACGCAGCGATGTCGGCTGCGTGCTGCTCCTCGATGCGACGAAGCTCGACCTCGGCCGCCTGAAGCGACCCGTCGAGCCTCGCCGCGATCTCGGCCTCTCCGGGCCCCGCATCGATCCCCAGTTCATCCACAGGTTGTGGAGAACGCTCGCACCCTCGCCCGATGAAGAACGAGAGCCCGACCACGAGCAGCCCGAGGCCGATGGCGGCCACGAACCACGAGACGGGAATCTTGACGGGGCCGTCGCTCACTCGCGTCCCTCGGCGAGAGCGTGTGCGCGAGCGCTCTCCTCGTTGTGGTTGCCGCGGTACCAGTCCTCGCCGCGCAGCACCGCCGCGCAGCCGCCGAGCACGTACGAGAGCGTCGGCATGAAGAACCAGAAGAGGAGCGCGATCCACCACGCCCACCACACGCACGCGAGCGCGCAGACGACGCCGAGCAGGCCGTAGGCTTCCTTCTGCTCCACATGCGCGAACTCGTGGAGCACGATGCGATCGCCGTCCCAGCGCTCGTTGATGATGATCGCGTGGCCGATCGTGGAGCCTCCCCACTTCTGGTAGAAGCGCTTCTCGAACCACGTGTCCTTCTTCAGCCGGACGAAGAGAACTCCGTCCTGCCACGCGAGGTCGCGCCCCCAGAGAGCGCGCACGACGGCGACGCAGAGCCAGCCGACGAGATCAGTGGGCAGCGTGCCGATGTAGAGGAATCCGCGATACCAGGGGCGCTTCGTCATGGGTCACCTTCCGTCGGGAGGAGTGCTCTCGCGCGCGGCGCTCTGCCCGAGCATGCGCTTCGCGGTCGAGACGATGATGTCGTAGCCGATCTTGCAGAGGATGCCCCCCAGGAGACCAGTCGCGAGCCTTCCCGCGAACTCGTAGCCGTCCTTCGTCAGCCCCTCGGGAATCGGGAGCCACGGGATGAGGCCGACGAGGCCGCCGACGAGCACGGGGTGCGCGGGGAGCGTGACGTAGTAGACGCCGCGCCAGCCCTTGTCGCCGGCCTTCGCCTTGACGGCGCGCTTCGCGATCTCTCCGAAGGTGCCGATGACGAGAGCGATGACGACGATGATCGGATCCGAGAGCAGCCCAGTCCAAGTTCCCATGAGAGCCTCCACTCAGGGCGTGTACGCGTTGACGAGGTTGAGATCCTGCCCGGCCTCGTTGAAGCCCCGACCCGTGACCGCAGCGCCGTTCATGTTGAAGTCGCCGTTCGGACACTGATTCCCCATGAAGAGGAAGTTCGCGGTGTTGAACGACACGAACGTGTTCGGTCCGCCCGCCGTGACCGTGCCCTTGCAGTTCGTCACGCGAGGCGCGATGCACGAGCGCAGGTCTGCGAAGTCCTCGTTCGCGCCGTCGCCCGTGTAGTGCTTGCAATCGTCGAGCGTCACGGCGACCGGAGCGCCTGCGGAGCGAACGACCGAGAATCCGCCGCAGTCGAGGAAGCTGCACTCGCTCGCGGTGAACGACTGGAGGTTCGACGTGAAGAAGATCGTCCGCGAGTTCGCGGTCGCGTTCGCCCACTTCTCGAACAGGCAGCCGCGCACCGTCACGTCCTGAATCTGATCCACGCGCATCGCGCCGAAGCCGGCAGCGGGGACGAGAGCCGCGCCGAACGCGGTCTCCTGCCCGAGCAGCACGCTCGCCTCGATGTCGAGGCGCGACACGAAGTCGAGGTTGATCGCGGTCACCCGCGTGACGCCCGTGCTCCAATCGGAGAAGTTGATTCCGCGCATTGAGCCGAGGAAGCAGCCGTTGCCAGCGCCCGTGAGCAGGTACCCGTCGAACTGGTCCGCACCGCCCGCGGCATGGCCGCAGAAGAGGTGGTGCGCACCATCGATCTCGAATCCCTGAACGTCGGAGAGTCGCACGCAGCCGGCATCGACCGAGTTCGTCACGGCGTAGCGGTTGCCCCGCAGCGTGATCATCGCGCCGTCGCTGACCGAGACCGCCCAGCCCGTGCCTGCTGCGCCAGAGCCTCCACCACCGGAAGCGTGAGCAGCGCCGTTCGTCGCACCGTCGTCGAAGCGGCAGCGCTCGATGCACCAGTCGAACGGCGTGACGGTGCTGTAGGTGCGCCCGTCGATCGCGTTCTCGTTCGTGCCGTAGTTGATGGTGCAGTCCGTGACGCGCAGCTTGCGCGCGCTCCTCGCGTCGATGACCGCGAGAGAGCCCGTGTAGATCGCGGTGCTGCGGCCCTGGAGGAACGTGCTGCGAATCGTGAATCCGTTCACCATGTCGCGTCCCGGCGCTCCTGCCGCGTCGGCGCGGAGCACGACCTGCGCCGAGTCGATGCGGCAGTGCTCGATCAGGCCGCCCTCGCTCTCGACAGGAGGAGAGCCCGACGCGTCGTCGTCGTAGAACTGCACCCGCCCCACGATGGTCGAGTGCCGCACGACGCTGCGACGCGCGTTCGCCGACGAGAGCGTGTAGCCCGCGTCCACCGCAGGCGTCGTGCCCGAGAGCAGGTTGCAGCGCTCGACGATGAGAGCGCCCGAGGTCGCGAACGCGCCGCGTCCGCCTGCCGTGGTGCCCGTCCAGGTCACGTCGATGTCGCGCAGCGTGAGCGAGCCGAGCCCGCTGCCAGAGACCGCGAGCGCGTACGAGGAGACCGCGAGCGACGCACCGTCGATCTCCACGCGAGGCCGGCCGTACGTGCCTGCGTTCGCCTGCGCGAGCGTCTGCCCTGCGCGGATGATGATCGTGAGCGGGTTGCCCAAGCCTCCCGCGATGTTCTTCGAACCGCTCAGAGTGTAGGTGATTCCGCCGTGGAGCACGATCTCGACACGTTCGGGCACGTTCGCAGCGGCCATCGCATCGAGATGCGCGAGGCATGCGTTGAGACCCGTCGAGCCGTTGAAGTCGCCGAACGTCGTCGTGCCGTCGCCGACGGTGTACGTCACGGTGTCGATGGAGCGGAGATTCTTCGTGAGCCCCGCCGTGAGCACGTTGCCCGGATCGAAGGGCTTCGCGACGTAGGAGAACCAGTCCCACTGCCCGTCGGTCGCGGGGCCCTTGATGTCCTGCACCTGACGCGCGAGCGCCCGGAGCGCGGTGTAGACGCCGTTGCGCTCGACCGTGACGGACCCGCGCGAGGTCGAGCGCGAGAAGTCCGGCGCGCCTCCGGTGCCGGTCTGCGTCGTCTGCCGGAACGGTCGGGTGCCCTCGAACGCGAACGTGCGCGCGTCCGTGATGTCGCCGCTCGCGATGACGCCGCCACCCCAGTTGACCGTGGCGAGAGGAATCCACGCGCCTCCCGTGGGGGCTGCGACGATCTGCGCGGTCCACGTCGGGAGGAAGCGCGTGTCGGTCGCAGCGATCGACTCCGTGTTCGTCCCAGGATTCCAGAACGCGCGGTTGTCGTTCGCGCCCGAGGCGTACTGGAACGTCATCTCGATCGTGTAGACGCCGACGGGCTGACCCGTGAAGTCGATGATCTGCTGCGCGTTGCCCTCCAGGCTCGACGCACCGTTGGAGTCGCGATCGCCGATGAGAGCGCCGTGATCGGTGAAGCCCGTGTCCTCTGCGCCGAGAGCCGCCGACAGCGGGTTTCCGCCTCCGGGGTCGAGCTTCACGATGACCGTCGTGTCGGGCGGAGCCGCAGCCTCGACCGCGAAGCCGCGAATCACCTTCAGCGCGCTCTCGCCGAGCAGCACTGAGCGCGCGAGGCGTCGGAACTCGCCGAGCACGAGGAAGGACATCGCCGTGATGTCGGGCTGATCGACTCGCTCCTGCGCGGTCCACTGAACGATTCTCATGGCGTCTCCTCAGAGCATCGCGGTGACCTCGACCTTGATGCCCGCTGCTCGGATGTGATCCACCAAGCAGCGAGCGGTCAAGAGCGGGTCCGCGAGATAGGCGTAGTAATCGGCGTCGTCGAGCGTGGTCTCGTTCGGTGCAAGGTAGTGGGCTTCGTGCGCGCCGTAATCGACGATGACCGACGCAGCCGGTGCCGTGGGCGTGCCCAGCGTGATGACCGGCCCGAGGAACGTGCCTCCAGGCAGGAAGTAGTTCGTGAGGCCCAAGCGCTCACCGCGCCGCGCGAGAGGCGTGTCGAGGTACACGCCGATGACGTTGTTCACGTCGTAGGGCACCGTCACGGTCGCGCCGGCACCGTCGGCTGCCGCGAGCGTGCCGCCGTTCAACACGAAGCGCCCACGCAGCGACGTGGCGAGCACGATCGCGACCGAGACGAAGACCTTCCACGGGTCCGTGATGTCCTCGCGGATCGAGAAGTTGCCCGCGCCGAGCAGCGCCGTCAGTGCTTGACGGAAGGCGTCGAGCGGCTGCTTCGCAAGGTAGGCGGTCGCCTTGATCACGGCGCGCCACTGCGCCTCCGAGAGCCCAGGGCACTTCGGCAGGCCGAGATTCCGTGCGATCACGTCGAGGTCTTCGCCGATGGCGAAGTTGACGAACAGGCCGCGCCTCACATGATCGATCGCGCTCGTGTTCTGCGAGAGGTCGTAGACGAGCGACGTGGGGACGTGCTGCCTTACGCGAGACGCCCCGACACCGCGCGTGAGTCCGGTGAAGGTCGTCGGCGTGCGACCCGTGAACGTGATGACCTCTCCGCCCACGAGCACGCGACCGTTGCCCGTGCCGTCGTCGTACTCCCCGAAGCCGTACGTCGTGTCCACGCTCATCGTGGCGACCTCGGTCTCGGAGAGCGTCGCGGTCAGACGCGTGAGCTTCTGACCGCCGATGCGCTCGTCCTCGCCCTGGATGGCGTCGAGAATCGCCTGAAGCAGTCCCACGGTCAGCCTCCGTCCTCGTTCGTGACGAGCACGCGAGGGCCCGTCTTCCACACCGGAGCGAAGCCTCGACGCGCGCGCTGCACCTTCATCTCCTCCGAGAACGGCACGTACTCCAGGCAGTCGAGGAGCACGGGGCTCGGGCCACCGTCGGTCGTGACGCGCAGCGAGTAGAGGCCGGCCGGAAGCGCGGGGGTGCCTGCGTAGATCAGGTTGTTCTTCAGGTCGAACTCGTAATCCCACACGAAGCAGGTGCCGACGACGTTGAAGGGAGCGCCCGCTCCCTCCAGCACCTCGATGAGCACGGGCGAGAAGAAGTCGGTCCCCGCGATCGCGATGACGGTGCCGCCGCGCACCTCGACGAGCGAGCCACCGAGAGGTCCGGCTCCGTGAGGACTCGACACCGCCGCGACTCCGGGCGGGGGCGCGGTGACTCCCGTGCCCCACGGCGAGATTCCGAATGTGCCGAGGCCCCAGGTCACGTCAGCCTCTCAGCGAGCAAGATGTGATTCGAGATCGAGCCGCTCCAGTTGGGCACCGTCTGCGCAGCGAGCGGAGACGCGGTGATCGTCGAGAGCGTGTAGTAGCACCACCGGCCGCCTCCCCCGGTGTCCCAGACCTTCTGGTCGTAGACGATGGTGTGCGGACCGCCCTGATCGGGCCATGGATTGAATCCAGCCGCGTCGCCGACATCTACGAGGTTGGTGGTCTTCGCTGCCATGGTTCCTCACGTGGGCGTCGTCGCGCCGTCCCATCGTAGCCAGTATCCGGCCGCCTGCGCCATGAGTGTGAGCGATTGCGCCGTGTCGCGATTCGCCTGCGCGCCTGAGGGGGAGAGCGCGCGGATGAAGCGCGACTCGCCCTTGATCTCGCCGATGGGAGAGACGTAGCCCCACGGTGTGTTCTGCGTTCCAGGGTTGTTGATCGCGGCTGCGCCGTACCACACGGGCTGGAGCAGATCGATGTCTGCGCCATCGTAGGCGTTCACGGTGCCCCCGTTGAGCAGGATGTCCTCTTGCGAGCCTGCGTAGGTGGGTCGAAGGATTCCGTAGCGCTGGGCTGCGTCGTCACGCGGCGCGTTGCGCGACGGCCGGCCGAGCGGTCCTCCGTTCGACTGCGTGATCGTCGGGGAGCCGCTCACGCCTGCGTCTCCGTAGGAGTTGAACGGGACGTAGTAGGACGCGAGCACGCTGCTCGCAGCGAAAGGGGTCGTGTAGCAGCCGGGCGACCAGAGGACGTAGGGGTCCGCGTCGTCCGCCTGCGGGTTCTCCAGGCAGTCGTAGAAGAAGCCGCCCTGGATCACGCCCGAGGAATCGCGGAGATAGCAAGCGAAGGCCCAGCCCTCGTTCGCATCGCCGATGATGTAATCGGCTCGCGTGATCGTCGCGCCGCCTCCGAACGAGGTGCCGGTCATGCCGTTGCTCGGGCGCTGCTCGCCCATCACGAGGAAGGCATCGGTGCCCGTGGGGGCCACGTCCGCAGCGTGCGCACCGTCGCCCGTGCCGGTGAACGTGCCGCCTCGCGAGTAGCTGACCGAGACGAGATCAGTCGCGATGTTGAAGTCGCTGTGCTGCCAGAGCAGTTGCCTTCCGTCGGGGGCCTCGATGAGCCACCACGCGCGGCGATTCGTCACCGCGTTCGCAACGGGCTCGGTCGTGGTCGAGTAGGTCGTGAGGATGTCCGCCGAAGACGAGTAGTTGCCGCCCGTGCCGTCGCCGCTCTTCAGCACCGTCCAGCCTGCGGTCTTCAACTTCTCCTTCAACTCGTACAACGCGCGCTGAGATCCATGCGCGTTGTTGCAACTGAACGTGAAGGCCATCGCGGAATCTCCTCAGAAGGTTGGAATCGTAGCGCCGTCCCACGGGATGCTCACCATGCCGATCGCGAGACGAGACCGATCCTGGTTGAGCCGCATGCCTCCGAGACGACGCTGGTTCTCCATGAAGAGCCTCGACTTGCCCTTGAAGCCCCTCTGCGTGAGGTGCGTCGCCCCTCCGCGCCAGTAGATGATCGGCAGCGTGGAGAACGTCTCTCCGTCGGCTCCTTCGCTCATGCGGTCCGTCGCGCGCGGGACCACCGTGCCAACCGAACCCTCCTGGCAGCCCCAGACGCAGATCGGATGAACGGTGAAGGTCGCGCCGCTGAGGCCTTTCTTGTACCAGCCGCGCATGCAGCCTGCGGTCTGAGAGGCGGTCAACTCCCCGATGAGGCCGGCGCTCGCGGGAAGCGCGAACTGATTGCTGTCGCCTACGAACTGGATTCCCACGACTGCGGGGTCTGCATCGGCGGCCTGCGTCTGCGTGAGCACGTCGAGGCAGATCACAGTCTCGTAGCCAGGGAAGGAGTACGTGTTGTAGTCGATGCCGCTGCGGCATCCGAAGAAGAACGAGAATCCTTCCGTCGTGTCTCCTGCGATGATGTCCACCGCGCCGATGCCCGGCCCGCTACCACCCGTCGGCACGCGGAGGAGTGAAGTGACACCCGCAGGGTCATTCGTGAGCGCCTGCGCGTCCGTCGCGGTCGGAAGAGCAGTCGCCGAAGGAGTGCCTCCGGTGAATCCCGTACCGTTGGACGAGTAACGGATTCGCCAGTCCGAGCCATTCGCCGTCACGAGCTTGAAGAGGAAGCTGCGGCGGGGGCTCGCGCCCGACGGCTGACGAAGCTCGAACCACGCGTCGGCGAGGTCGAGCGTGCCCGCGTAGGGGCCTCCAGGAGCGTGCGCATCGCCCGCGGCCGAGTAGACGCCGCCCGAGCCCGTGCCGGAGCGCGCGACGCCCCAGCCGGCCGCCACGAGGGCTTCCTTCATCTTCCAGATCGCCTCGCCCGGAGTCTCGGGGAAGTAGTTCAGCGTGCAGGTGAAGGCCATGTCAGATTCCCTCGCCGTAGACGCGGAGGTGGACACCCTGACATCGCGCGACCTGCGCCGCGCCGCCCGCTGCGAGGGTGAGTTCGTACCAGTCGCTCGCCGCGACCGTGTAGGGGGCGGTGATCGAGGTGTTCGCGGGCGCTCCCGTCGCCGAGAAGATGGCGACCTGCGCGCCTCCTGTGAAGCGGCGAATCCGAAGGTCCGCCGTGTCGCCGCCACCCGAGGTCGCGCCGAGCATCGCGCGGCTGTCCCCCGAGATCACGCTTCCTGCCGAGAGCCACACCATGCCCAGCGAGAGTTCCGTCGTGCCCGTCTGCTCGCCGTTGATCGCGAGGTGATGGAGCACAGGGGTACGCGGCTGATCGACGTTGACGATCATCTCGGTCGTGCTGATCGCCGAGCCGAGGGCCTGCGTGTACGCGCTCGTCGCCGTGGGCAGCGTCGAGGTGTACTGGCCTGCCGTCGTGCTGAGATAGACCGTGCTGCCCGTCGTGAGACCTGAGAGCCCGCCGATGTAGCCCTGCGTCACCACGAGCGCGTAGACCGTCGTGCCGTCGCCGACTCCGCCGACGAGCACGATGCCGATCGCAGGCAGTCCGTTCACGTCGGCGCTCGCCTTGCCGATCGTCGTCGCGCTCTGCGGGCGCACCACGTCGCCGGCAACGAGGGTCACCCCGTTCGCGATGAGGTACTCGCGAATCGTCGAGTTCGCGTAGAGGCGTCCGCCCTTCGTGAGCAGCGTCTCGCCAGCCGAGCCTGCGCGGAACGCCATGTCGGCGACGGTGCTCGCGGCCGTGTTCGTACCCGGCCTCATGAGAATCCGGCCGAGGTTGTTCGTGTTCACCGGATCGGAGCCGACGTTCGTCGTGTACGCCTCGAACGACTTCACGTTCGTGCCCGTGCCGCCGCCCATGCGACATGCGCTGTAGCCGATGATCGTGAGCGGGGCTGCGGTCGTGCCGATGTCCACGAGCATGCTCGCGCCATCGACCGTGAAGGCGTTCACGCCGTTGATCTGCGACTGGAAGGGATTCTGCCCGGTCGCGACGAGCGAGGAGATGCCGTCTCCCGTGCCGCTCGTCGTGTCCACGCTGAGTCCGTTGCCCGCACCCGTGGTCGCAACGAGGATGCCGGTGCCGGAACCGAGGTGCTGAACCGAGAGGCCCTCGCCCGTCGCGTTCGCGCCCATGAGGATCGTCGCACCAGTCCCGGAATCGCCGACTGGTGTGGGCGCGTGCTCGACGAGCAGGCCGTTCATCGGACTGCCTGCTCCGATGTTGGCCTCCAGCTTCAGCACGTAGTTGTCGCCGGGCGAGCCGCTGCCCTGCGCGATGAGGATGCCGCCCGTGACGGACTGCGTGATGTCGGTGCCCGCGTTGTAGGCGTCCTGGAGCGTGCCTCCTCCGCCACCACCGCCACCGGGCCCGCTGATGATCGTCGTGCCCGACCTCAGGAGGTACTCACCATCGACGACAGCGCCCATCGTGAGCGTCGTCGGCCCTCCGGTCTCGCGCAGACCTCGCGCCTGCACCACGGTGACCGCCTGCGAGCCCGTGCCGGGTCCCGCGGTCGCGTCACCCGTGAGTTGGTTGATGCCCGAGACCATCGAGCCGAGCACAGATCGAATCTGAATCAGGATCGCGTTCAGTTCGACCTTCCAGCCCTTGCCGGAGTCGCGCTGAACCGTCTGCCCCGCGGCAGGCAGGAGCCACGCGTAGGGACCTGCGTAGCGGATTCCGACGACCTGCGTGTCGGAGCCATCGAACACCGTCATCGCGGCGTCGCGGTACGTGATCAGTTCGATCAGATACTCACCCGCGATGTCTGGCGTGATCGTCGGAGAGGCGACGTTCGGTGCCGAGAGCGTCGCGGCCGATCCCGCGGGCTTGTCGCGCAGCGTCCACGCCCATGCGGCGACGCCCGTGTCGTTGAGGTTGGACAGCGTGACGAGCGTGCTCGCAGGCACCTCGATCGAGCCGACAACCGGCCCGCCACCATCGTCCATCACGATCTTCGCTGCCATGTGCGAGCCTCACGTCAGAGTGATGTTGACCGAGAAGATTCGAGCGACCTGCGTCGCTCCCACGACCTGATTCGCAGGAGGCGTCGAGCCCGTGAGCGACTGGAGGTCCACATCGAACATCCCGTCCACGTCCATGATGCGCTGGATCAACTCCGCGACGATCACGTCGTCGCCGATGTTCAGCGTGTTGATGTAATCCTGGATGGCGTCGCGCACGCGCTGCGTCACGACCGTCACGTCGAAGCCCGAGGCGACCGAGAGGTTCGCCGTCACGCTCTGAAGGAGCGTCTGCGGCGGGAGCACGTACACCGTGATGCCGGCTGCGCGCACACCGGGGAACTGCGTCGGGAAGGCAGGGTCGCCGTCGATGACGCGCTGCGTGGCCGCGATGAGGCCCGTGTAGAATCGGTACTCCGCTTCGCAGGCGTCACCGGGCGAGAGCCCCGTGGGGTAGCTCGTCGTCGTGAGGGTGATCTGCCCCGTCGCCGCGTTCAGCGTGTAATCGACGTTGCGGGTCTGGACGACCGCGTTGATGCGGAAGACGAACGAGCCGTCGTCGCGGATCGGCTTCTGCGTCGTGAACACGTCGCGCTCGCCGCCGACTGCGACGGGCAGGAACACGTCGGGCGTGCCGATGAACGCCGACGAGTAGGTCTCGATCGCGCCCGTGCCGTCGTCGATGTAGAGGCGCACCGTGCCGTTCGGAATCGCAGGCTCGAACACCTTCGCGAAGAGCACGCGCTGCCCCGTCGTGAGCAGCACGTTCAGCGCGTAGCCCGTGAGCGCGGTGACGGTGCCGCGCGAGAGCGACTGCGTGTACGCCTTCAGCCGCGCGCGGAACTCCTCGTCGCTCTCGCGATCGCGGCCCGTCGTGAACGAGGCAGGATTCGTCACGCCCGTGACGCCAGGGATGCGCGTGACGAAGCGGACGATCTGACCCGCGTCCACGTTCCCGCGAGAGCCGGCCTCCATGGCGATCACGGGCACGCCAGAGACGGTCGTGTTGCCCGCGAGGATCGTCGCCGCGGCCGTCGTGCGGAATCGGATCTGACCGCGCGCGTCCGTGGCCGCGACGATGGAGCCGGCAGGGACCGCGGTCGCGCCGATCGTGCCGGGGCGCGAGAAGGTGCAGACGCCCGACGAGTAGAGCGCGCTTCGACGCGCGACGACCGCGGGCTGAATCTCCGCGGCGCGTTCGTCGAGGTCGGAGCCCGTCGCGGTGTCGATCGAGAAGAGCGCGCGCAGGCGCGCAAGCTGGAGGTACTGCTCCGCGTCCTCTGCGCTCGCCGCGGCGAGGATGTGGTAGACGACCGAGTTGCGCGTGAGCCCAGCGAGAGGGCTTCGCGCGACGACGCGGGCCACCATGTCGCGGATGATCTGGACTCGATTTCGCAGCGAGAAGATCGGCATCTCAGGCTCCTCCGCCAGACGCGCGGCCGAACGGGATTGCGATCGGTGGGGCAGCCGTGCGACCGCGAACGACGGGGGTGATTTCCTGCGTCAGCACGTCGTCCTCCAGCACGATGCGTGAACTCGCGATCCGCTCGATGCGCGGGTCGGAGAGAACAGCCTCACGAAGCCGGAGAGCGGCGAGCAACATGTGCTGGAGCGTCCCCCGGACCCCGACGTTCCGCAAGATGCCGACCTGCGGCAAGAACGTCGTCGAGCCACGCTCGGTCTCGATGGTAATCCGCGTGCCTTGCACGACGTTCTGTACGCCACGAATCAGCGAGGCGTCGGTCGCTCCGTGCGCGGCGTCGATCTGGATCTCGAACAGACCCTCGCGCTCGAACGTCGTGGGGTCGATCATGAGATCGACGCCGTAGAGCATGTCGTCGGCTGTGCGGTAGTACGCGTTCGAAGGGCTCGCGGTGAGCGCCGCTCCACCGATGACTGGAATCAGCATCTCATCGCCAGGAGCCAGGATGCCCGGCCCGCCGCCTTCCGCGATGTAGGGAGGGCGCAAGTCGTTGATGATGATGATCGCCTCGGGCTCCACGCCGTAGCGGGCCGCGAGACCTTCCACCGTGTCCGTGCGGGTGACCATCACGGTCAGCCGGCCGGTGTAGACGGAGAGGTCGAGCCCGGCGCGGGATTCCGAGCCGAGTGCGACACGCGTGCGCGAGCCGACGTTCGCGCCCGCCGTGCGCTCCCGAACGTCGCGCTGCGTGAGGCGTCGCTCGCCGTCGTACGCAGCCGCCACGCCCGAGCCCGTCGGAGGCGCGAACTTCTCCGGGTAGGCCGCGATGCGGTCACCTGCGGCCTCCAGGCGACGGATGGCGCGCTCGACACCGAAGAGGTCGTCGGTGCCTGCCTGGAAGGCCACGATGGAATCGGCGAGACGAAGGCTCGTGCGCTCGTACTCCTCGATGGTCGAGACGAAGCCGAGGATCGAGCCCTCGATGAAGCTGCTTGCTCCGCGCACGACGTTGCCGACCGAGTTGATCAGCACCGCGCCCTGCCGCATCACGGTGTTGATCGTGCCGACGTAGCGGCGCGCCTTGCTGATCGACGCGGTGATGTCGGAGAAGTAACCACGCATGTCGTGGAAGGATTCGTTGATGTCGCGGAGCGCATCGCTGAAGTCCGACTCGTCTGCGCGAGGGCGAAGCGTCGAGCCGTCCACGGTGCCGACCACCGTCAACTGGATTCTGTACTCGTAGTGGACGCGGTTGCCCTTCGCGTCGCGCGGCGTCTCGAACATCTTCGGGACGACGATGAAGTGGTCGTCGTCGCGCAGCGCGTGGAAGTGCATGCGGATGTTCTCGGAGCGCGCGTGGTCCTTCTTCAAGCGGCTGTACTCACGGAACAGATTCCGCAGCTTCAGGAAGTGCTCGGAGCCGGAGAGTTCTGCTCCGCCTCCCTGCGCGCCGTCGAAGGAGGTCACCCGCTTCTTCGACAAGCCGAAGGTTCCCTCTAGCGTGATGTCGCGCATGATCGTGCCGACCTCTTCGGACACAATCGAGTTGTCCTCGGTCGGCGTGAGCGCTGCCTGGAACGGCTCCCCGAGGGTGTAGCCGCTCGGGTTCAGGACGAGCACGTGCGTCGCGATGATTCCGGCACCGGGCGCTGCGTCGAAAAGCTCGAACACGAATCCGTTCTGGAAGCCGATTCGAGCATCGACAAGCGAGGTCTCCGCCTGGAGCAAGCTCGGGGCGGAGATCGTCGTTCTATCGGTGGATGCGGTCACGGTGGTGATCCTGTCAGGTCCGCTTCGTCTTCGCGAGGTCGGAGAGAAGAGAGGCCGCCATCTGCGAGCCGGTGTAGGAGAGGGGCGGAGGGGGCACGAGCGGCGGGACTGTCGCCGGAGAGACCGAGCCTGAGAGACCCGTGACGGCACCTCCGCTGTTCGCGAACGTGCCGGGGAGATGCTGGTGCTGCGCGAAGACGTGCGTGAGCCAGTCGTTCAGGAACGAGCGGAAGGAATCGCCCAGGATGAGACTCTCGCTCGCGCCTTCGCCGAGGTCGATGCGCACCTGCGCGCCGTCCTGCCACACCTCCAGCACGTCCGTGCCGTCCACCTCGATCGTGAGGCGGGTCGAGTCCTTCACTCGGAATCGGATTTGACCGATGCCGCTTCCGGGCGACTGGTTCTCTTCGTTCGTGGTCGCGCCGAGCGCGTCGAAGAGCAGGTCGCCCTGATCGTTGATGCGCACCTCAGTCCCGCGATGGCGCGTGTAGAACTCGTTCTCGCCGACCTCGCCGCGGGCCGCGCCCGAGCCGTCCTCGCGCCACCCGCTGCCCGAGACGACGAGCCTGCGCGTGCGAGCGTGCGCGAGCGCGCCGACGATGACGGGAGACTCCATGTCGTTGTCGATGAACGAGACAAGCACGTGATCGCCGTCGAGGTCCGTGAAGGCTGGAGGCACGCTGATCGGAACGCCACGACGCGAGACGCCCCGCAGGTTCAACTGGCGATTCGGATCAGTCGTGCCGTCCACGTTGATCACGCGCGAGCACGGCCTCGGGATCCAGACGTTGTGCAGGTCGTTCAAGCCGTGGTTGCGCTGGAGCACCGGCACGCGGCGGAGCCTCACGTGCGACTTCGTGAGTACCACGTCGCACTCCACGTCCACCGTGCGGTCTGTCGTGCCCTTGCGGCCCTCCGTGCGCACCGGGTCGTCGGTCGTGAAGGTGCGGAGCACGATGGCTCGGTAGAGCGTCCCGCGGGGCCCGTAGCGCGGCGTGGAGCCGGCGTGGCGGGGTGCGACGCCTCCCTGGACGATCTCGCCCGAGGGGCCGCGGACGGGGCCGAAGCGGCTCATCGGCGACCTCCGATGCGGCCCTCGAACACCATCGGCTCCGAGATGCGGACGACGCCAGGGCGGTCCTCCAGAGGCGCGCGCACGTCGTCGGTCGGGGCGTCCTCGGTCGCGATCGGGTCGCCGCGTTCGAGGCTCGCCGCCGCCGTGTCGTCGCTCGGGGTCTCGACGAGCGCCTCTGCGTCGGGCGCGACCTCGCGACCTCGCAGCGACGAGTCGTCTTCGAGCGTCGTGTCGTCGGCGACCGCAGACGTGTCCTCGGGATCGACGCGATCGAGGTTGCCCGCCTCGCTCGCATCGAGCCCCTCTTCGGGCGAGTCGAGCGGCGTGCCCACCGTTGCGTCGTAGGACGCAAGCGCGCGATCGGTTGCGTCCTCCACGCTCATGCGACGATTCTCCTCGATGCGAGCGCGGTCGTTCTCCTCGACCTG